GGGTGGAACTGGCTATGGAACGGTGGACAGAAGAAAAGCCGCAGGGTGTTAAGATGGATTGTTTAGGAGTTGATCCGGCACGGGGCGGTAAGGATGATTTTGTATTAACTCCCAGATATGGGAACTGGTTCGGTGAACAGATTGTCAAAAGAGGGCAGACTACTCCCGACGGGCCAACGGGTGCTGCGATCTGTACATCTTTCGTCCGGCATGGAGCGCCCATCATGCTCGACATTATAGGGGGAGCCGGAGCATCTATTTACGATCACCTTAAAACAAACGGGGTTAATGTTGTAGCTGTTGATGGTCGTCATAAAAGTCATGGTCGTGATCTGTCCGGTTCCCTCGGTTTTTATAATAAACGAAGTGAGAACTGGTGGAGAATGCGGGAAGCATTAGACCCCGAAGGAGATGAGCGAATTGCCATACATCCTGACAGGGAGTTGAAAGCAGACTTGTGCGCTCCTAAATGGCAGTTGACTAATGGGGGAATTCAGGTCGAAGGTAAATCTACAGAGTGCAAGGATGGGTTTGGGGATTTAAAGAAGCGGTTAGGACGATCTCCCGGCAAAGGGGATTCATGTGTGTATGCGTTACTGGAAGGTAAAAATCAAGGGGGGCGGGTACATACAGCGCCTTCGAGAACAAACTCACGGTATAGTCCGCACAGAGTATGGAGGCGATAACATGGAGAACCGGTATAATGGTCAACGGTTAAAGGTGGATGGGCATGATGATGCTATCATAGGAATGGGAAATAGTTTCGGGAGACATCATGTATTAGTATACGATTCGGAAAAGATAATACAGAAACTTATGAAGAGGGACAAGATGACATACGAAGAAGCGGAAGAATTTTTTGATTATAACATTGTCGGATCGTACAATGGCCCCGGTATGCCTATCTTTGTTTATGAGTATGTCGAGATATGAGCGATGAACAATATGAGCCAACTGTCGAAGAGAAAAAAAACGGGTGGACAAGAACCACTTTAAAGGCGTATATTCTAGGCAGGGAGAAAGAACAATCGCAGAATATATTCAAGAAGAAAGTCATAAGACCAAGAGAACAGAATCATAAGTACCAACCTCATAAGTGGAGAAGTTGACATGGGTGGATTACCTCCCGGCGGGAAACCCGGCGGAACAATGAACTATAAGT